TCGCATCGAAATCTTTCATCCGTTTTCTTATCAAGCTGAGCAGCCGACGATGGGAATCGTGCTTCGTCAGTTGCCCGAGTCTCTTCAGCTCGACCTCTTCTCGTATCCATTCCTCAAACGGCTGCTGTTCGTTCGGTGGTACGCGAAGCATCCAGTTCAGCACCATCTCCCGAATCGCTCCGTCGAAATCAACTCTTCGGCCGCGGAGAATCTCCTCGTCACGTTGCTTCTCAAGCGCATGCTGCCCTCGCAGCAGGACCCAGTTCATGATCGCAATCACGATTGTGCCGCCCGCGGCGAATGCGGATATCACTACTGCCCAAACGTCGAGCGCGCTATATTCTCCCAGGCCCGTCGCGATTCGATCGAGGTGTCGGCCGACACAGTTCAGATCACAAGTCATGGCACAGAAGAATAACTGGTCGTTGGAAGGTGCAGAATGACGAGCGCCCTCGATCACTTCGCCGGTCTCGGCTGGGGCATCGCGTGCCAGTGGCTCGGCATCCGCGAACACGGCGTAGAACTCGCCCCCTCCGCGATCCGGATGCGTTCGGCGAACGGGATGCGCACGATATACCGCGATGTATGGTCCGGACTCTTCCATGAGCATCTCGTCCCGGAGCACGACCTCTACATCGCTTCCCCACCGTGCCAGACGTTCAGCATGGCGGGGAAGGGCGAAGGGCGGAAGGCTCTCGACGACGTTCTCGACGCGATCGCGGCCGACTTGTACCGGAACCCGGCGGACCTTGAGCGCCTCGAAGACCGCATCGACCCACGCACCGCGCTCGTGCTCACTCCACTCGCACACATCTACCGGCACCGGCCGCGCCTCATCGCGCTCGAGCAGGTACCCGAGGTACTCCCCGTCTGGCTCGCTTATGCCGCCGTGCTGCGGAACTTCGGCTACTCCGTGTGGACCGGGATCATGCGGTCCGAGCAGCACGGCGTCCCGCAGACGCGGAAACGCGCGATTCTCATGGCACGTCTCGATGGGAAGGTCACGCCGCCCGCGCCGACGCACTCCCGCTACTACTCGACCGAGCCCGGTCGTCTCGATCGCGGTGTCGAGAAGTGGGTGAGCATGGCGGAGGCGCTCGGCTTCGGTCTCGCGTCTCGGCCGTCGCCCACGATCACCGGGGGCGGCACCGAGACCGGAGGTGCCGAGCCGATCGCGAAGTTCGCACGCTACACGGAGAGCGACGACTGGGTGCTGCGCGGCAATCAACGGCCGCCTGGCGAGAGCGACTATCACTCGAGATCGGTCGAAGCGCCGGCCCAGACGATCACCAGTCAGGCCGACCTGTTCAGGTTCGAGCAGCGCCCGGTGGGTCTGCGCTCGCAGTACGGCGTCGGCGGGAGCACTGAGGAGCGCGGCGAACGTCTGGTCGATGAACCGGCGTCGACGATAACGAGCAAGTCCGGGTCGATGAAGTGGTTCGACCGGGACGGGCTCGAGGAGTGGGGCAGGACCGACATACCGGCGCCCACGGTCGCCGCGGATCCTCGCCTGCCGAAGCGGAAGTATCGGAAGGACGGTGAGCGTCAGATGGACGGGGCGCTCCGCCTTACCCACCGCGAAGCTGCCGCCCTGCAGTCGTTCCCTGCAGGCATGACCTGGTCCGGTAACCAGGGTCAGCGGTTCCTCGCTATCGGGAACGCGGTCCCGCCGCTCCTGGCTGCCGCGATCCTCGGCGCGCTACTCGGCCCCCCGGTCGAGCGGGATGCGTGGGACAACGTGTTCGCGGAGGTTGCCGGGTGACTACTCGAACCCGCTCCGCTGATGGGGGAACCTACGGTCGAGCGCTTTTTCTCTTGGCCAGTATTCGTTGTAGACGGTCATTGCAATCAGCTTGGGCGTCGCTACCTGCTAGCCGCCCCCGATACCATTCCTGCAGTGTTCCTTGCAGCGCAGAGAGCTTGGCGGATGCGTTGGCTTTTCCGAGGCTTGTCACCATTGCACGAATAAGCAACTCGATGCCCTCATCTTCGTACCCAAGCTGCAGCACAACCCTTGCACCAGCGACTGCGGCAGCGGACTTGTATGGCCCTAAGGGTTCTTTGCGGGTCTTATGGCCGAAAGAATCCGAGCAAGTTTTCAAGAAGAGCGCGATATCGGTAGCGAGTTGCTTCCTTCTCTCTCGCTCTTCCTCGCGCTTGTGGGATTGCCGACCCGCGAAGACAGCCGTACCTGCACCGATCAAAGCAGCCCATAAGGGTGTTGTGACGTCGATGATGGCGATCACATTGGCCCAAATTTCTTCCACTCCACGACTCTACTTGAAGGTTTCAGATGATGTTCACGAATAGATCAAGCTCAACAGCAGAGGGCCACGAAATCGATCTCGTGTTTACCGCCATCGCCCACCTCGGTCTCGCGCTCGCCGGGATCGGCACCATCGGCAAACTCATCATCGAAGGAGCACCATGACCACCACGGAACGAACCTGGCAGGAGTGGTTCACCTGGCACACCCGCCAGACCCCGTTCCAACTCCTCCACATGCGCCAGGAAGCAGAGAACACAGTGAAAGCGCAGGACACCCAAGCCGACCGCGTCTCAGGCGGGAAGACGGACGCACCTCTCCCCTACCGCGTCGACCCCGCCGACGACGCCGACCTCCTTTGGGTCACCCTCATCTTGTTCGCCCGCGATGTCGCAGACGTCACCGGGAACCCCGCCCCGCGCCCCGTACGCGACCGCATGTGGCAGGGACGAGACGAACCCCAGGGACTCCCCGTCTGCACCGCACAGGACGTGTTCGGATGGGCGGCAGAGATCATCCGATGGCTCGACGCCTGCACCCACCAGATCGCCCACACTGACCGGCTCGGCGACGCCCCTGACGACCTCGTGCGGGTCATCCGGGACATGCGCCGGAAATACCCGCGCTCGGAGCCGCAGTTCCGCGCGTACCGGCCGCGCCCCTGCCCGATCTGTGAGAACCGAACTATCCTTCCAGTGTGGGGAATTACGGGGCTGGAAGCGATGCGCTGCGACACCTGCGGCAAGATGTGGCCCAGCAGCCGATACTCCACGATCGCCCCGCCTACACCTACCGCGAAGGCGCTGCACGAGTCGGCCGAGAGCCCTACACCCTCAAACGATGGAGACGGAACGGGCTCCCCATGACCTGGGACGAGCAGGGGCGTCGCATCGTCGAGCACGACACCCTGCTCTCCTACTGGCGCCGAACCCTCGTCAGAGACAAGCGGAACCGCGGCGAGCGCGAAGATCTGCCCCTCTACGCCGAGGACCTTTTCTAGACCACCAAAGGCGACACGCCGTCAGAGCATAACTCTTGACCCCCACAAGGTGCACCCCCCTAATGTGATGGTTGAGCAAGTGGGCCGGACGAGGCTTGAACGGCCTAGCTCGCCTACATAGACTGAGCGGGTCGCCTCGAATCAGTTCCGGGCGACCCGCTCACCCTCTCACCAGGTGCAACTGGCAAGAGGTTCGGATATCTACTTCTTCTTGGACGAATGGTGGACAGTCGTGGCCGGGTGGGACTTCGCATAGCGCGCAGTCACGTACCGTCCGGTCACGGCAGAGCGGTTAGTTCCGCTCGACTTCTTCGGTGGCATCTCATCTCCATTCTCGTATAGAAGTTATGCAGGCCTCTCGACCTACTTCGTGCGGACCACTACCGTGGCCGTCACGCGGACGCCGTTCTTGCGGATCGTCCGGGAAATGCGCTTAGCAGCCATAACTCATCACCCCCTCTCGGTTCCGTGCCGACAGAGTTGGCTGAGGCATGAAAACTCGCTCACCGGCCAAGCCGCACGAGCAACGCACGACACGCCGTCGAGTATTTGCCGACCACCGGTAAACGGGGGTACCGTGAATCGAACAAGCCGTCTCAAACATACGAAGATCCTCCAAGATCCTTTGTGGGACCCGGTTGCCGCCGGGTCGATGGTGAGTAACTAATTCCGAAAGTCGTCATCCAAGCGGGTGGCGACTTTCGTCTTTGGAGCGGTAGTGCCTCCTTTAAGAGTGAATCACAGAAGCTGCCACCACAAGATGCTGTAGTTACACCCATGTAGTTTTTCACGCGATATCCACCGCGGTTACTATCACACTGGGGACAACTTTCCGCGCCATTCGGCGGCTATCCCCCGCTTATCCACAACGTCGGCAAGGGTGAAGAATTTTCCTCCACCGAGTCCACCCGGCGTGTCGCACCCTCGTCAATTCCAAAGCTGGATCCCAAGAGGCTCCGAGTACTCTCTGGAGGCTGAATTGAGTCAATCGCCGGGACGTCCCGAACCTAAACGCGCACAGTTGCGCAAGCTCCACGCTCAGGACCTCTCGGTCAGGGCGATCGCGGATCGTCTCGGCGTCTCTCGGTCGACGGTGTCGCGTTGGGCGAAGGAGGACGGGCTCGCGTTCGATCGGGCGCGCACGGCGCAGGCTGTGGCCGCGCAGTCGATCGATCTTGCCGCGGGGCGTCAGCGTCTCGCAGAGAAGATGCTGGGTCGTGCCGAGCAGCTCCTCGACAGCCTGGACGGTAAGTACCTCGTGTACTCGTTCGGGGGTCGGGACAACACGTACTCGGAGCACGAGCTGGATAAGCCGCCGGTCGAGGTGATCCGCAACGCGGTGACGACGGCGGGCATCGCGTTCGACAAGCTGTCCCGCATCGTCGAGAAGGATCCCGACGTGAGCGGTGCGCAGTCGGTGGTGCAGTCGCTCGAGGCTGGCATCCTCGCGGCCGCGGAAGTGCTTCGGCAACCTGAGACCCCGACGGAGGCGACATCGTGATGCAGCAGGCAGAGTTCGTGCTCTCGGACGGTTCCCGTCAGATGGTCGATGTCGTGCCCGATTCCTCCCATAGGTACACGGTCGAGATCCCCGCCGATGCGACACGGTTCGCCTCGGTGCCCTGGCACATGGCTCGACGATCAGAGGGAGGGTGGTTTGGACGCTCTCGCCGGCCTCACCTCGATCATGTCGAGAGCACAGCTCCTCTCCGTCGCTGACTGCACCCGAGCGAAGATCGCGCTCTGGTCCGGCGCCGTGCGTTCCGGGAAGACGTTCATCAGCCTGTTCGCGTTCCTTTTCGCGATCCTCAAGGCACCGCGCACCGGCAACATCATCATCGTCGGTCGCACGCTCGACACGATCAACGGCAACCTCATGTCGCTGCTCACGAACCCGGAGATCTTCGGCCCGCTCGTGAGATACGTGAAGTACACGCCCGGCGCCAAGAGCGCGCAGATACTCGGCCGCACCGTGCACCTCTACGGTGCGAACGACGCATCCTCCGAGGCGAAGATCCGCGGCCTCACCGTCTCCCTCGCGTACGTCGACGAGGCGACGATCCTCCCCGAGTCGTTCTGGAAGATGCTTGTCACCCGTCTCAGCGTCGACGGTGCGCGCATGCTCGCCACCACGAACCCCGGGTCGAAGTCGCACTGGCTCCGCAAGGAATGGATCCTCAAGGCCCGCGAGAAGAACCTCGTGCACTTCGCGTTCACGATGGACGACAACCCGTCACTCTCCAACGAGTTCAAGGCCGACATGCGGGCATCGTTCGCCGGCGTCTTCTACCTCCGCTTCATCGAGGGAAAGTGGACGAACGCCGAGGGCGCCGTCTACTCGATGTGGGACGAGCAGCGCCACCTCATCGACCACGCCGACCTCCCACCCATCGCGCGCACGCTCGCCGTCGGCATGGACTACGGTACGACGAACACCACCGCCGCTCTCCTCCTCGGCCTCACCGATGAGCAGCACCCGCGCCTCGTCTTCATCGACGAGTGGCACTACTCCGCATCCGAGCACCACGGCGAAACCATCCCCGACATCGAACTGTCTCGGCAGTTCCGGGACTGGCTCACCTCGAAGCACGGCCCCGACGGTGACTACGTGCCCGCACCGGAGTTCGTCTTCCTCGACCCGTCCGCCGCGTCCATGCGCGCGCAGCTCCACCAGGACGGCATCACCCCGTGGCCGGCGAACAACGCCGTACTCGATGGCATCGCCGACATTGCGAACCTTCTCGCACAGGACAAGCTCATCGTCACCACCAGGTGCAAGACGTTCCTCGCTGAGGTGACGGAGTACGAGTGGGACGCGAAAGCGTCGGAGGAAGGCCGCGACGAGGTCGTCAAACGCGACGACCACGCCATGGACGCCGCGCGGTACGCGGTGCGCTCGACGGTCGCGCAGTGGCAGCACGAGGTGTATAACCTCGCGGCATAGCTGAACGCCTAGACTCCGGCCTTGCTTCGGATTCGGACCGAGGACCAAGCTATCGCGGTTAAAGCATTCATCACCCAACATAGGGAGAACGCAAGCCAGTACAAGATTGCCCATCGAGGATCCGACTCGAAGCCGCCAATCCCGTCGAAAAAGGGGTTGGGCTCTGGTCTATTGAGAGCAACTATTGCCAGGAAAACCATTGCAACGAGGCCCACGAGGGACGTAGTTAGCAGTTGAGGTAGACCAGTGCGTCGCTCTCGGAGCCGAATCAACTGGGACATGACGAAGAGAGCGTCATCGATATTCTCTAGTGTCTTGGAGCCGTCGCGAATACTCTCTCTAACGCCTGCAAGTGTCTCGAATCTTCGGTACAGCGCTCTCGAGTTAGCCCAGTTAAGCAGTCCAATCGTGAAGCCGAATAGTGCGACCACGAGAGGGATCCAGAGCGACCAGTCCATGTGCCGACACAATACTTGATTCGTACCGACCGCAACGTCGCCTTCGCAGCACGAGATCTACTCGCTAGCGGCCTAGCCACGGTCGTAGCCAGGCCGCCAGGTCTTACTTCTCTCGGATCTCGAGCACTGCCTCCGCGCGGACAGTCGCCACCTTCGGCGGTCGACCCTCAATAATGTCCGAGCCGTAGAAGACGAAGAAGTCGCCCTCCTGCACGTACTCGTCGGCATGGTAGGTGAACGTCTCGTCGTGCACCGTGGTCACTTCGTATTTCGCCATGGAATCACCCCCTCTCGTCACATCGTTCATCCAGCTGACCATACCCGGAGGTTCACGCCATGCCAATGCCCGCCGCGAACTCTCCCTGGCCCCCGAAGGCATGGGAGCCCGCGTACGCACAGTACGCCGAGAACGACGCATGGCTCACCGGTGACACCAAGACCCTGCAGAAGCTCTACACCGGCAGCAGCGGGCAGGCCACGCACCAGCACGGCGGCACCCCGCACAAGGGTGGTCTCGTCGGCGCCGCGTCTCGCCTGTTCTGGGGACGACCGGTGCCGGCGAACGAGTCCCGCACCCGCCTGCACGTCCCGGCCGCTGCGGACCTCGCGACCCTGGCCTCCGACCTGCAGTACTCGGAACCGCCCGAGACCGTCTTCGCAGGTGAAGAGAAGCGCCAGCAGGCAGCGCAGGACCGACTCGATCTCATCATGAACAGCGACGAGCTCCACGCGACGCTGAACAGCATGGGCGAGATCAAGGCAGCCCTCGGCGCGACGATCGTGATCCCCCGCTGGGATAAAGCAGTCGAGGACCACGTCTGGCTCGACTACGCAGCCGCCGACGCCGCGATCCCCACGTTCCGTCAGGGGCGCCTCGTCGAGGTCACACTCTGGTCGGAGTTCCTCGACGGCCACGTCTACTACCGGCACCTCGAGCACCACGCCCCGGGCTACATTGAGCACGCCCTGTTCCGCGGCCGCGCGAACGACCTCGGCGTGCGGGTCCCCCTGCAGGACCGCCCCGAGACCGAAGCGTACGCCGAGGTAGTTGACGGGGACTCTCGCATCGCCACCGGCATCGAACGGCTCACCGCAGGCTACCTGCCCAACGCGCCCGCGCTGTCGTGGCGCCGCTCCGGCGCAATCAAGGACGCCGGCCGGTCGGACTTCAACCAGTGCATCCCGCTCTTCGACGCGCTCGACGAGGCGTTCTCCTCCTGGATGCGAGACCTCAAGCTCGGTGCGGGCAAGCTGATCGTGCCCGAGGCGTACCTGCGCAGTGCAGGCCCCGGCGCCGGCGCTACCGTCGACATTCACCGCGAGCTCTTCCTCGGCCTCAGCATCCCGGGCAACCAGGACGGCAGCCTCACCATGCAGCCGCAGCAGTTCGACATCCGTGTCGAGCAGCACGAGCAGACCATGCGCGGCATCATGCGCGAAATTCTCCGCAAAGCCGGGTTCTCACCCTCCTCGTGGGGCGACCCGGACCAGACCGGCGGCAACGCGACCGCCACGGAGATCCAGCAGCGCGAGAAGCAGACCGAACGCACCAGGTCGAAGAAGAACCTCTACGACCGCCGCGTCCTCTCCCGCATGGGCTCGGTAGCGCTCGAGCTCGACGGCAACCTCTTCGCTGGGAAGGGCGGCGGCGAGTACGACCTCAACGTCGTGTTCCCCGAACTGTCCCGCACCGACCCGAAGACCGAGGCCGAAACCATCGGCATTCTCAACGTCGCCGGCGCGATCTCCACCTTCCAGTCCGTCGCCCGGGCGAACCCGGAGTGGAGCACGGAGCAGGTCGAGGAGGAGGTCAACCGGATCCAGGCGCGCAAGGACGCCGAGCGCCCGCCGGACCCGACCACATTCGGCCGCTTCGACGACAACCCCGACCCCGACAACCCCGAGGAGTAGATCATGCAGACCAGCGACATCGACCACCGTTTCGACTTCCACCCTGCGACCACCGAGGAGAAGCGCGCCGAGCACGGCAGTGTGCGTCACGCCTGCGCCTCGCTCGCGCACTTCATCAATGAGCACGTGCCCGAGGGGCGGGAGAAGTCGCTCGCGATCACGAACCTCGAGCAGACGATGTTCTGGGCGAACGCGGCGATCGCTCGCTCGAACGAGTAGCGCGATGGGGATGACCGTCGGGATCTTGACCTGCCCCGTCTGCGGTGTCGAGGTCCCGGTGACCGCCGAGCTCGCGACCGTCAGCGCGGCGGGTGCGTCGATCACAGCGAGCCATGCAGACGTGTACGCGCACGCCTGGACCCACGAACAGGAGTAGGACCCATGGCCAAGCCCAATACGATCACCGTCCCAGTCGAATCGAAGGTGATGATCCGCGTCGGCGAGCACGACGTCGAACTCGACGCGCTCGCTGCGGCACTCACCAAGGCAGGAGCCGAGCTGCAGGCTCTGGTAGCGCCGAAGCGGACTGTGGACACCACCCCCTACGCGTCAGGCGAAAGGCGAACCGAAACCGTCGAGGTGCGGGAGAGCGAGGGTGGCGCGGAACTCGTCCCAGCCCCGCTCCCCGGTGAAGCGCTGCTCCGAGACAGAGGTGGCGCTTTCATCGAGCGGGTTTACCTGACCGGAGTGCAGTACCTACCACCGCAGCTCGGCGAGCGCTTCCCCCGCGTTGTGTTCGAAGGGCGCGTCATCGAGAAGGTAACCGAGTAGCGCGAGGGGGTCGTCATGGCTGAGCAGTGGACCGGCGACACCCCCGCCGCCTGGATCGACGACATCGGCAACGCCATCGCCGAACGATACCGGGACATCGAGGACCAACTACGCGAACGCCTCGAGCGTCACCTCGCGCAGCACCTCGACGCCCCCGACGACCTCCGCGCTCGCCTCGCCGCGATCCAGGACCTCCGCGAGCAAGCCGAACGGCTCGTGCAGGAAGTCGACCCCGCGCTCCTGGCACGGTGGGCGACCGAGGAAGCCGCCATGGGGGCGAGCGCGGAGATCACCCGAACACTGCTCAACTTCCCCGCCTACAACGCCGGTGGCGTCGCGCAGCTCACCGCGGCCGGCGGGTACGCAGTCGCCGCGATCGAACTCGAGCTGCGCGACGCTCTTCGGAAGCTGAACGAGCGAGTGCTGCGCGCCCCCGTCGACGCCTACCAGGCCATGACCGCGAAGCACATCGGCTCCCTGCTCGGTGGTGCGACGACGCAGCGCGCTCTGCACCGGCGTCTCCTCGACCTGTACCTCGCCGACGGCCTCACCGGTTTCGTCGACAAGAGCGGACGCCGGTGGACGATCGGCGCCTACTCCGAGATGGCGACCCGCACCGCAGCCGCGCGCGCCTGGCGAGACCAATCGGTCGCCAGCATGGAAGCCGCCGGCATCGACACATTCACCCCCGTCATCGGGGCGTCGGCGTGCGGGAAGTGTGGTCAGTGGCAGGGCAAGGTCATCACCCGGGGCGGGCAGACCGGATGGGTCACCGTCCCCCACGCGATCACCGGCAAGCCGACCCGGCTCCTCATCGACGCGACGCTCGACGAGATGCGCGCCTCCGGATGGGGACACCCGAACTGCCGCTGCACCCTCGTCCCCGGCCTACCCGGCGGACCAGACCCCACCCAGTACTCCACTCACGATCCCGTGAAGCAGGAGCAGCGCGAGGAGCTCCGCCGCCTCGAACGCGAGGTGCGCGCGGCGAAGCGCGACAACGACCCCGAAGCCCTCGAGGAAGCACGCGAGGCGCTGCGCAAGCACGTCCGCGAGACCGGCATCATCCGGCGCCGCTACCGCGAGCAACTGTCCTTCGCGGACGGACACCGATAACCGCACGACCGTGCACAACCGCCTGAGGAGGCAACCCATGTCCAGCAACTCGTTTCAGCGCCAGGGCGACCCGGTCGAGGTCGGATGGTCGATCGGCCACGCCCCTCTCTGGCTGCGCGGTATCCGTCTCGCCGAGGGTGAGGGTGGTTCCACCCCTGCCGGCGAAGAGGGCGGTCAGGGTGGCGCGCCTGCGGGCGGCGAAACCCCACCCGCGGCTTCTCCGACCGATGTCGCTGCGATGCTCGCCGCACTCGGCAAGACCAACACTCCCCCGGCAGCATCGGCACCGCAGGAGCCCGCGACGCCACAGGTGCAGCAGCTCCAGGGGTTCACGCCCGAGCAGGTGCAGAAGCTCATGACTGAGAGCCAGAACGCGCAGCAGGCCGCGCAGGACGCGCAGACCGCCCTCGCAGCAATGCAGAAGGAGCGCGACGAGGCTCAGGCCCAGATCGCTGCGCACGCTCGCGAGTCAGCCGTCAACACCGCGGCGGATGGGAAGGCGAACGCCGCCCTGCTGCTCGACTCGGCGAAGTTCCAGGCCGCGGTCAAAGACATCGACCTCACCGACGCCGCGAAGCTCGGCGCCGCGGTCGAGCAGTTCGTGAAGGACAACCCCGCATACGCCGCAGTCGCGGCCCCCACGCTCCCCGGTACCTCCGGGGCCGCCCCCACGGGCGGAACCACGACCAAGCCCACCACCCTCGAGGGCGCCGTCGCGGCGCGCCTCGCTGGCTGAATCTGAAAGGAGGCCCTCATGCCCGTCACTCTGGCTGAAGGCAAGAACAACGCACAGGAGGAGCTCGACGTCGCCGCGATCGACGAGTTCCGGAAGGAGTCGGGGATCCTCGACACCTTGATCTTCCACGACGCGGTGAACCCGGCCGGTGGCGGCGCGACCCTGGACTACGGCTACCGCCGACAGGTCACCCAGGGCACCGCCGCGTTCCGCCGGATCAACACCGAGTACACGCCCGGCGAGATCCGCACGCAGAAGTACTCGGTCGAGCTCGTGCCGCTCGGTGGCAGCTTCGAGATCGACCGCGTCGTCGCCAAGGTCGGCCCCGCCGCATCCGGTGGCGTCGCGCTGAACATGCGCGAGAAGATCAAGGCGACCGTCACGAAGTTCCAGGACGCGCTCATCAACGGCGACACCGCTGAGGATGAGGACGGCTTCGACGGACTCGACAAGGCGCTCGCCGGGTCGAGCACCGAGATCGGCGCGGACACCATCATCGACTGGTCGGACTTCGATACCGACAACCGTGCAGAGCACAAGGCGCTCGACGCGATCGACGCGTTCCTCTCCGAGCTCGACGGTTCGCCGACCGTGCTCGTCGGGAACAAGGACGCGCTCGCCCGAGTGCGCGCCGCCGTCCGCCGCGCGAACCAGTACGTGAAGTCCCCGGTCGACGACCTCGTCGACGATCAGGGCCGCCCGATCGTGCGTGAGCAGTACGGCAACCTCCTGCTCATCGACGCCGGCGCGAAGCCCGGTTCGAACGACCTCATCATCCCCACGCAGTCGCGCACCGTGGGCGGCGAGTCCGTGACCAACGTCACCGACCTCTACGCCTACCGAGTTGGCCTCGACGGTTTCCACGGCGTCTCGACCGCCGGCGGCCAGCTCGTCGAGACCTGGCTGCCTGACTTCACCACCTCCGGTGCCGTGAAGAAGGGCGAGGTTGAGATGGGCCCCGTGGCGGTCGCGCTCAAGCGGACGCGCGCCGCAGCCGTCCTGCGGAACATCAAGGTCCGCTGACTCCCCGCGTGCGGGTCAGCCGTTCGCGGATTGGCCCGCACGCCCCCGACTACCCCTGAGGAGGGAACCATCATGGCACCCAAGGTGCAGACGCCCGTCAAGGGCTTCACCGGCGTCGTCGCGGGCGTGAGCTTCGCGGACGGCGAGGGCGAGACCAGCGATCCGTCGGCGCTCGCGTACTTCGACCGCCACGGCTACAAGGTCTCCGGCAGTTCGAGCAGCTCGAGTTCCGAGGGCAAGGAACCCACGCCGAAACAGAAGCTGCAGGCCGAGGCCAAGGAACTCGGGCTCTCGGACGACGGAACGGCCGACGAGATCAAGACCCGCATTGCCGACCACAAGAAGCAGGCGGAGACCCCGCCCGCCGACCCGCCGGCACCCGCGGACGCTGAGGGCAAGGACGCGGCCTGATGACCGTGTACCAGCACCCCGGCCTCACGCCGGGCCGCATCGTGTTCGGGGGTGAGGTGTTCGTCGACGGCCTGTCGAAGGACATCACCCCCGACCCGAGACGGAGCGCCTGTTCGA